TAGGACTGTCATTAGTTTGGGTCCAATCACTCGCTGACAAAAGGGCATACCTTTTTTGTCTAACTTTAAACCAAGCCTCTTCTAACTCTTCCTCTGGGTAATCTCCCTCTTTAATAGGAACTACCTGTCCATCAACCACTTTAGAGTTAAGATTCGGTTGGTCATTAACCTGAAGGACCGAATGCTTCTCATCTTCATATATGGATGTATCATAATTTTCCGGCAAGGTTACTACACTCTTAACCCTACCATCTGATTTTCTATAAACAACAATAATCATCTTTTAACTCCAAATGCTGTCAGGGTGCCATTACTAAGAGTGATACTACTATTACCACCAACCCACCAGATGGCTATAGAGTGTGTCCCTGCAGATAACGACCCACTCCAAGCGAGGTTCGGCATGTCGTTAGTTGCAGCACCACCCCTAGACATTTTAACAGACCCATTTACCCTGAGTTCTGTTGAGTGGCTGCTATCGCCACTATAACCCTGCGCCCCAGACCACGTAACCAAAACATCCCCCGCTACGTCAAGAACAAGACTAAGTGATTGGACCTCAGCATTAGATAGACCCCCATCCCTGTTAATAACCTCTGTTACTGACATAGGTATGGTTACTGCATTTCCGCCAATCTTCAAAGTGGTTATAGCGGCATTTGCTATCTTAGCGTTTGTTATTACTGAGTTAGTAATTTGAGCAGAGTTTGTAATAATACCAGATGTTGAAAGTAGCCCTCCAGTGATAGTGTTGGCAACAATCTTATTACCTGTAATAGTGCTCCCTGATATTTGAGTAGCCGTTATTGTACCACTCTGAATATCAGATGCTTGGATAGTCCCCGCAACAATCTTAGCAGAGGTGATAGAGTTGGATGCAATCTCAGTAGCAGTGATAGCCCCTGCAGCAATTTTAGAGGTAGTTATGGAATCAGAGGCAATCTCAGTAGCAGTAATAGCCCTTGCAGCAATCTTAGCGGTAGTTATGGAATCTGCTGCAATCTCAGTAGCTGTTACGGCGTTAGCAGAAATAGTCCCCGCAGTTACAGCACCTGCAGCAATAGTACCTGCAGTGACAGCGTTAGCATCTATCTTACCTGCAGTGATAGCGTTAGTTGCGATTGTGCTTGCAGTAATAGCCCCTGCAGCAATCTTTGGTGTTGTAATTGCACCAGAGGAGATCTTGGTTTCAGTTATAGCATCCGAAGCAATCTTAACGCTAGTTGCGGCACCATCCGCGAGTTTAGCCGAGGTGATAGCCCCAGACACCACCTTATCTACAGTAACTGCATTAGTGGCAATTTTGTCTGCTGTTATTGCTAGGTTAGAGATGTTTTCCGCTTGGACCGCGTCATTAGCTATCAAGTCATTAGTGATAGCATCCACTGCAATCTGTGCAGTCTGTAGTTGACCACTAATATCAGGGGCTTCTACAGCAGCGACAACGAGAACCCAAGCAGTGCCATTCCAAGAGTAGAGTTTACCATCTGCTCGGTTGTAGACTTTCTGCTCAAGGAAGTCACCTGATACAGGTAGTGTTGCGAAGTCTTCTATGGCGTAAAGACCTTGCTCAGTGAACAACGTGTATATGCCATTAGCAAAATCATCATCGTCAATGAAAGTCGTTGTCGCACTTACACCAGAAGTATAATCACTTATGTTGCCACTGTAATCTACAGAACGAAGAAAATACCACTTTGTCTCTTGAATCCCTAGATTAGTCCTTTGGAATGTATTACCTGAAGAAGTTCCGACTTTTGTTGCGCCAACAGTGGTATTAGTAGAGTTCTCCCAAACTTCTGTGTAGTTAAAATCTACCTCTGGGGGGTTAGTCCATTCGATAGTTACATACTTAAAGTGCCCAGTTGCAACAATAGAGGTTGGTAGGCTTGGTGCAGTTAGGTCACCTCCACCGGTAAGGGTAACTTCCGCCCAAGTACCTTTGACGCCAGATGCTGTTACAGCCCTAACCCTAAACGTATATTCCACACTATCAACGATAGGGGATAGTTCAACACTAAGACCTGTAGTAGAAGTACTGGCGTAGTTAAGATCAGAGGTTACTCTCCATTCTATTTCATAGTGATCCACAAATGCGTTGGAGGATTTAGCCCAGGACAAAATGGCAGCATTAAAAAACGTACCATCTTTAGCAACCTTACTAGCCTCAAATACTTGCAGGTTAGATACATCTAGGCCGGCACTAAAATCAGGTAGAGTAGTGTTATTACCAATGATTGCACTCTCTTCAGCATCCCAAGAGAAGGCAGCAGCAGAGGTCTCTTGTAGTGTAAGAGTTACACGTAAGTCACCAGCATCTTCACTAGAATGAAAATCCCAAGACAGCACCTCAAACTCTTTTGCAGTCCAACCATAACGGTCATTGGTGAATGCTATAACATCCCCGACTTGTACATCAAAAGCATTAACCCCAAACTCTGCAGTAAACGACATTTGCTCCCTACCACGGAAGAGTGTCATCTTTGCAATCCTCTGAGCCATTGCACTATCGGTAGTGAGTGGCAACGTCAGATCAAGAGCATTCTCTAGGCCATTGTCTTCTGCAATAAAGGCAGCACTTTTTAGTTCTGGGTAATCCTCTTGGATGTACCTAGCTTCTTTATTATTAAATGTACCACGTACAATATTAAAGTTATCTCTACGACTAATACGAGTAGACAAAGAGATAGGACCACGGAGATCATCCAAGGTTAATGTCTTAGTTGGTGCAGTGTAATAGCCCGGCTTAAGTTGCCATTTACCTTGACCCCAAAAGAGTGTACCAGCACAAGCTGTAGTCATAGATTGTAGGATGTCTCCTGGCGTAGATGCAGCAGAGATAACCCCGTTAATTTCGTATCTAGGTTGGACCCCAGCAGTAGCCAGATCTACGTCTTCATCACACACGTTAGCAGCAGAGGCAAAGACAGTATCATCTGTGAACCCTGCATCATCCATACCATATTCTGAAACTAGGTAGTCACGGATACACAGTGCAGCATTAGCAGAGTAAGCAGTAAGATCAGTGCGAGGGTCATATACTTTTTTACCACGGACCTTAGCTGTGAACACAGGTATACCATTAGGGAATACCTCCCCATCGTACTCCAGACGGATGTACATATAGGCGATACCGTAGCCAATAAACTTAGCACCCTCTGTGCCAACCAGCACATTAGATTCCCCGAAGAGAGTTCCAGCGCCTACTGTCTGGTTTCCAGTGAAGGCTTCAATACGAACTTTACCCTTCCACTTCTCTCCCGGTACATAACCACCACCTGCACCTTTAGCATCAACAGTAGCAGAGGTGAAAGTTACATTGCCTGTGTACTCAAAACCAGATGTAACTTCTTTACTGTAAGCCTGTTCTACTATCTCTAGGAATTGGGCCTCAGTTAGGGATGCCAGTACTGCATAATCCAATGCTGGGGGTACGGAGAAGTTATAGACTGTAGTAAAAGGCTCAGGGTCTCCCTCTTCACCCCTCTCCCTAGATCCAACATATGTAATGTTGTATGTGGTAGCACTCTCAAGACCTACAACTTCATCATTAATATAGAAGTCAGTAATAGACTCCACTTCATGTGCAGCCATGGTAAGAACCAAATGGAGGAACTTGTTGTTTTCTCCAGTTGATTCCACGTAAGTGATCACACCACCTTTACGTACCTCACCATAAACATATTCACGAGGAGCCGCAGCATCCTTAATGTTAGTAATAAGACCGCGATCTTGACCTTTAGGTTTACCTGTTAGTGCCGCCATAGCCCACGAGGTAACTGCACTAATACCAAGGCCCACAAGAAAAGTGGTGGCCCACAACTGAACAGCAGCAGCACCTGTAGCTGTAGCAGCAATACCTGTTATAGCTACAGCAATAGCTTCAGCCATACGAGGAGACCTATCCCAATCATTAGGGTTATTAAAGACGTTATACGGGAGTTTATTTTTCATTTACGTGTCCAAGCCCTGTCAATCATTTCAATAGGCAAACTAAGTAAGCCTTCCTTAGATAAGAACACAGCAGATGTTCCTACACTAATACCCATGGCTACCCCTATAACCCACCTCTGAGCGTGTTTAGTTGTAACTAGGGAGCCTCTTGGGGGTATGCCCTTGTAAGGTACTAACCTATCGTCTACAGCAGCCTCAAAGGTTTTATAGCCAAAGGCTTTCTTCAAGGCATCCCTTCTAAGTGGTACACCTTTATTACTCATGTACCTGCCAGAGAGATCTTCACCCCAACCTTCACCATACATTTCCTTGAATGCAGTATTAGTAAAGGTGAAACAATCGTGTTTACCCCATTCAAAAGGAGTATCTCTGACTGTTTTTAGGTAATCGTTTAATCTGTCTGTCGGCCCCATGTTATTTCCTTATCCTGTAAGTCTGAGACATAAGAAAAGAATATGTCTTCTTGAGCACCAGTAAGAAGTGCCTGTTGGCTCTCGTGAGTGTAACGTCTCTCTTTAGCCCTTTCGAGTTGTACCAGTTTGTTTTCTACTGTGAGAGAGATAAGAGAGCTGTCCCCACTATCCTCAATAGTCATTACATCCATGAAGCCACTAAAGACTTCTACAGCATCATCTACATCAGTAACCCCAAAGAGGATACGGCATGGGCGGTTCTGGTAAGGCTCTGCAAGGGCTAAGGATACTAGATAGGGAGGAACACCTGTCATACTAATGGTGGCATTCTTAGCGGATAGATCTACAGCCTCTTGGAGACCACTAATGCCAATAAGGTCACCTGCCCCAATATAGGTGTCACCATCAATAGTTCTATTACCCAAACCCGTCCAGAACCTAAGAGGAGAAGAATCAAAAAGGAACTCTACTGCATAGAAAGGGGATACGTTAGTCTGGGCTAGTGCAGTTATAATACCTGCTGCTACTGTCCTACTCATAGGGCCTCCATACAATCAAAGGATATACCATAGATACTATTATCATTAATAGACCAAGATGTTTGGTTAGTGGACAACCTGAATACACCCTTTGCACTATTAAATGTTACAGCAGCATTAGTGTAACTACTTCTTAGTGCAGGCCATATTTCCAGGCTACCACTACCAGACTGATCAACTAGTACTTGATGAAGTTTAGCATTAGCACCTGTACCTAATTGGATGTAGTCCCCAGCAAGAAGAGATCCTGCCATAGATATTGATACAGTTTCATCACCAATAGACCCTGTGATAAGGGCTGTTGTAATAGTACCTCTAGGAGTTTCACAATCGGGGTCACCTAGAAGGAAGGTACCTGTCTGACCTTTTAGGGCCACTAGCATAGCCTTCCAATCAGCAGAGTACTCACGTAGTACAGGGGGAATAGAGACAGAAGCTGTCCACATCTGACCTGAGTAAGTGAATACCTGCTGACTGAAAGTAAAGGGTGACCTACTAACAGCTACTGCATTATTTGCTGACAATTCAATATTAGCAATGCCTACACTTGTTGGTAGACTTAACGGGTAAGTAATAGCCATGACTTAGAACGACCTTCCATAAGAACCACCGCGTCTTTTACTATCGACTACAGCGCGTTTAGTTGCCTCTGAGATTTTAGGCATTTGACTTTGGATGATACGCTTTACACTATCATCACCATTAGCAGAAACATTAAAGTTATTGTTTACTACTACAGAACCTGAACCAGATGTCTCTACACCGAGTTTACCATTCTTACCACGCTTCAATGGCATAATAGCCTCTGGACCAGCTTCACCCATAAGGCCAGTTTTACCACCGGACATAGGGAACATAGTGGGACCACCAATAACACCGCCATCAGCGTATGCTTGGATCTGACGGCCACCTGACCATGCACCACCGTTAGCTTGATTACTACCAAAGGCAGGCAACTTATTGAATCCACCAACACCCCCAAAGATAGCGTTAATGATGGGGTTTATAACTGCCATCTCAAAAGCCTTCTTGATAACAATCTTGACCATATCACCGAAAGCGTCTTTAACAGATTTGGTACCATCTACAATGGACATAAAGGCATCACTAAAGGCTCCTGCTGCGGTGTTAGCTAAGTCAAGCATTGGGCTTTTAGCATCCTCAAGGGATTTAGTGTAGGCACTCATTACTTCAGAACCCCGTTGCGCCCCAATAACACCGAGTTCAACAGCCTTATTTACGTCAGCCTGCGCACTTTCTATCTTAATTAAAGTGGCGTATTCTTTGTCATAAGATGATATTAGAGAGTCAACAGCTTTTTGTGCTGCAATGCGCGGGTCAGAAGAACCGCCCCCTCCACCTCCAGGTTTCTTCCTTGCAGCAGAGGCTCTATCTTTTACCCTCTGGTCAACACGGTCCATGTAAGATTTTAGGAAGGTGTTAGGTTTGTTTCCGGTTTCAAGGTCAAAGTCTCCAGCCGCTTGTGGAGGTATAGCACCTGTTTTAATACCGGCATCAAATGCGTTTTCTGCTCTAGATTTACCAGCTATGGCCACCAGATCTAAAGCCAAACCAAGAGAAATTCCCATGTTTTCAGCAAGGACAGCAGCAGCAGCAGCAGCAGCAATAATACCCGCTTCCATATCAGCTTCGGTAGTTCCTAGAGCGTAGCCTTCCACAGCCTTCATTTCCTCTTGGAGTTTTAAAGCCTCTTTGTAACCTAAGCCAAGTTCATTAGCAACGTCAGAAACGTGCTGTGTTAAAACGGTAGCCTCAGAAGAAACCTCACCCATTAGACCCCTAATACGTGATACGGTTTCGCGGTATTCTTCTGCTCTTGCTAGACCCTCTGGACTATAAGCGGGGTCTCCTTCACCCCCAAAAGGTGACAAACTGCTTCCTGCTAGTAGGGAGGTTCTTAGGGCTTTAAATCTTTCATATTCTGCGGAGGCAAGCGAGGCTTCTTCTCTAGCTGCCTGCATAGCCTGAGTATCAGATAGGAGCAATTCCTCCATTTCTTTTTTACTGAAACCCCCCTTCAACAGGAAAGACCGTTCGGAATTTAAGTTCTCTAAAGCATCCGTGTATTTCTGCTGGGCAACGGTTAGTTTATCAATGAAGGAAATTTCCTCCTCTGAAACACCCAACCTAGAAGCCTTCAACTTCTTATCTATATTTTCTAGAGAGGAGGTTATCTGTTTTTCTAACTCCTTAAAGGAATCTTTAACAACATCCAAAGACCCTGCGTATGAATCTAGGCTCCTCGCAGATTCTTTTGCTGAATCCCTTGAGCGCAACCAGGCACCAGCAAGAGCAGTTACTAAGGGTATAACAATACCCAAGGCTGCACCAGCAAACATCATCTTCTTACCAAACATACCCATGACACCAACAAGCTGTGTAGCCTGTTGACCAAAGGCCATCATTGGGTTAGCACCGGATTGGATCTGTACTAGGAAGTCACCTACCTGATAACCTGTCTGTTGTGCTACAACACCTAATCGACTAGTACCCTTTGTGGCAACCTGTGTGGACTGACTAACAGACCTAGCCATTTGACCGGAGGCAATAGTCGAATCTTTCATAGCCTTGGTATAACCAAAGACAGCACGTTGGGCTTCTTTGTAACTAACACCAGCCTTAGTTAGTACTGATACAAGTTGTGTCTGACCTTTAAAGTATGCTTGATTAGTTAGCTTACCTTGATTCATAGAGTTGGATAGCTTCTTAGCCTCGCGCTCTACTTTAGCCATGGCTGTTTGAACTTTCAGTACATCTTGTGTACCTACAACCTTCACGTCTAGGAGTATATCAGCCATTTAGTCACCTTTAAGATAGAGAGTATCTAGTTTCTTTATTAGAGCCACATCATAAGGGTGTAACTCAGTATTAGTCATTATAGACCATGCATGTAGGTCTTGGTAAGTAATAGGGTTTGGGCCTGAGAAGCCCCCTGTCCTTGATTGGTGTAGCTGTAGAAAAAATGACCAGACGTGCATAAGAAGTTTCGGGAACTCTGTTGGGTTCTCTAGTCCTTCTGGTGCATATCCGGTCATCTTCCTCACTTGTTCTAAATGCTCTTTACTTGAGATACCCTTATCGTCTGTCTTATTAAGGGTAAACTCATGCTCTGCCCAATCACATAGTTGGGTACTCAGGCGGGAGTAAAAGCCTCAAAGGAATTAACCTTTTCTTGCACCTGTTCTGAGATCCAGAAACCAGCCTTAGAGTTGAATACCTCCTTAGCCTTAGCGGGTGTTAGTTTAGGCTTCTTACCACCAAAGGTAATATCCCAATCCTTAATAGCTTTAATCAGCAACTCTGTAGTAGACTCTTCCCAATCTTGGACAGTAAACTCTTTCTGCTGGTCTTTAATGCGCTTGTTAGCCTGTTCGTAAACCCCAGCTTTATACTCTTTAGTGTGAGGTGCATGGAGAGTAATAGTCATGGGGGTACCATCGTCATTCTCTAGTACCTTATCAGTACCAGGGTATTTGAGGGTCACTACGATTTCGTCTGTTGTTGGAACAATATTTGAGAGATCCATTCGGGTATTCCTTTTCGGGGTTTAAGAGGTTTCGGGTTATTTATTTTAACAGTGGGAGCAGCCACCCGACAAGCCACCCCCACCTACCTACCTAAGCAGGATTACGTTGTGTCTGGACGCTTGATTACGAGGTTGCTTTCTTCTGTAGCATCATAAAGAGCTACAAAAGAACACTCTACGAAACGACCCTCTGGGCCACCTACGTTAGCATCTGCACTGTTGATCTTAATGTAAGGGAACAAGAACACGTACTCGTTAGCACCAGATGGGTCATTAACGGATACTTGCAAAGCACTGTTGGTCTCATTCAGGAAACGGTTAATCAGTGTGGCATCATTAAAGAATGCTGTAAAAGAACCCTCAATAGTGGCACGACCATACTGATAACAAGGGGCGCTATCATCACCAATTACGAAGGTTGGAGAGAATGCGTTGTCTACACTAAAGTCAATAGCTGTAACAATAGCAGAGGCAGACAAACTACCTACATCACCAATTGAGAGATCACCGGAGTAAGCATCAAAAGGAGAGGCACCAGTAGAAGCAACTTGTGTTTTCTCTGTAGCACCGATGGACATATCCTTACCAAGCATAGACAAGGTAGTAGTAACCATCTGGTTAGGTGCAAGAGAGATACCCATAGAGGATACTGTCATACCTGTGAAGAGACGCGCTTGGTCAATATCAGCAGCATAGTCTTCAATAGAGAAGTATTTAGGGGTAGTACCAACCTTAAGTTCATCTGGCCCTACTGGTGTGTTATCCCACACGCCCATCATAGCACTTTCGAGCAGTGCATCATATTCACCATCACGAAGGTCAATAACAATATCACCACCTACTTGACGGTTGCCATGACGATCAACACGAGGCATACGATCCGCTTGGATGTCATTACCTTGAAGGCGATCTTTAGCTAGGTTCAGTGAGTGAGTGCTAAAAGGGAGGTTCTGAAAGTTACCTGCTGGTGTAGTACCAAAAGTACTTTCAGTGATAAAAGATAGGCTAGAACGTGAGCCTTGTGCAAATTCAGTCATTAGATTTTCTCCTTAGAGGAATTAAGAGTAGATGTACCAGCCAATACGAACTGGGATACAATAGTGCGAGCCTTGCTGAGTGCCGAGGTCTCTTTCTGCATACCGGATACTAAGAGTAGTACCAGCATTGGTTAGGTCAGTGGTTGCCTCAAAGGCGTCTATAATGAGGTCTGCAAGGTCATCACCTGTAGCTGGTCCGTTGCCTTCGGGTACACAACATTCAACTAGGAAGTATCCTTGATAGTACATTTGAGGATTAAGACCTCTTACGGCTGGTTCTCTTACTGTTGGAACCATTCGAACTCTTATGTACGGTGAGTTTGTAGTAGGTGTAAAACTAACATTCTCCCATGCAACAGAAGGGATACCTACTACTGAGTTTAGGGTGACTTCAAAGGTTGCTCTTATTTCTTCATAAATACTAGCCATTATCTGAATTTATCCTTTGCTGCACCAAACACCTGATACCTAGCCTCTACTTCTGTAGCATGAGGTGCACCATTCTTGAATTGTATTTTATTGCTTTTTAGTACCTTAATACGCTCAATGTCATTACGCATGAGTGAGTAGGCTGTATTACGATAAGATGCCATATCCTGGTTTCTGGGTCTACCATCAGAGGATACCCTACGAATGGATCTACCCCCAGAAGTGTCAACAGAGAAACTCTCAGCATAAGCACCTGTATCAACAGGAACCCTGAGTGTCAGAGAGAAAGCTATATTGTTTAGTCTCCCCTTAATCTCTTCCTCTGTATCCTCCATAGCCTTATCTAGTTTAGCTTTGATAGATGCCTTATTAACCCTGACTACCATTATTCTCTCACCTGACATATATAACAGACTAAGACATCAGAGTTATAAATCTTCTGAATAGCCTTAATTACTACAGTATCACCTACGGATAGGATCTGATCTTCATTATCAGGTTCAGGTGTAGCAGTACCAGATGTGTCCCTTGGGGCAATAAGAACTTTACGATCCCCCATGAGAACACTGTCGTTGTTTATCTCACTAAGACCATAATCAGCGAAGTACATCTTAACAGTTACGTCAGTGTCCACTACAGAGCCTAGAGCACCCGTAGAGGGGTCATACGTACCAGAAGACTTCTTACGCAATGTAGCAGTCTTACCGCGCCTCTCTAGTAGTGTCTGGAGGTTGTAGGACAGCATGTTAG